GCTCCACGTATTGGATGATGGATTGAAGCACGTCGCTGGTGACATCCTGCTTGCCTTCCTTCCACGTTTTTCCATCTTTGCAGAGCCTTCCGACAAATATCTGGTTTGATAGTGCCGCCATGCCCACAACTAACCGAGAACAAGTCGGTCGAGAGCAACGGGCGGGGCGTTTTGGTTTCGGAGTTTCCATGTGGTTAGGAGTTTGATTTTGGTTCGGCGCGGCGTTGCCCGCGTCTCGGATTTGTTCGTGGATGGGGCTGTCGGCCCATGTGTGGGGTGTGTTCATATTTGTTTGAGTTGGCTGTGATGACACACCTAACCAGACAACACCACTCCCGTCAATTCTTTTTTATGAATTATTTGAGACCGCTACCATAGAGGGCGATCAGAGCCGCGTCAATTATGCCGTCGTGGGGTGTCTTGCATCGTGCAGACGCAAGCCAATCCTGATCCGGCCAGCGACGGCGGGCATAGGCCAAAGCTAAAGGTTTAGTCATCCCTTGTGGGATCTTCTTGCCTAGCATCTCCCGTTGCCAATCACGCACCAGCACACGCTCAACCCGGAATCCGGTAACTTCAAACGCCCCGACCATCTTCCCGAAGGAGATTGACATGGAGCTCAGCGACGCAGCAGAGGGGGCGTGAGCGGGAGACTCCTCGACAACCACCTTGTCAACCAAGAGGTCGAGGCAGGTAATCCAATCTACAAGAGCGGCGGCACATATCTCGTTTCGCTTTCCATTTTTCCTCACAGGCATGACCGCCGTAGCGACCACGTTTCCGGATACCGGACACAGGGCGCACATTCCTCCGGTAAGACCATTGTCAATCCCTACAACAAGTCTGTCATTCATCCTCGTCTTCTTCGTCGTAAGGTTGTGCGTCAACTACAACGGCTCCTCTTACGGCTTTGGTTCCGTTAAGAATGGAAATGTCAATCTGAAGCCCACCGCCTGCGTTGGAGCCCCCTTTCGGGTTGAGTCCAAGGCTGCGACGGATGAGCTGGTCAAGTTCACTTAGCTCGCGCACGGTGCGTGGACCGCGTATCTTCTCTATATCGTCGCGTAGGAGCTTGATGGCGCTCGAAGCAATGAACGCCTGATATTGGTCAGCGGGAGAGGAGTGACTTTCAGACACCGCAGCGATGTCGTTGCGCTCTTGTTGACGCGCCAGTATCCGTTGCTCTACGGGACCTAGAGGTTCCGGTTCCGGGGGTAGTGGTTCTTGTGGTGGTTTGGGGACGCGTGTGTTGCTCAGACCTGCGGCGCGAACCCAAGTGCGCACTCGTGAGACGGGGATTCCAATTTCATCAGCAATCTTTACTTGTTGCCATCCTTGTTCCAGCAGCTCGAACACGCGAGTCTTGGCTGCTGCCCTGTCGCGTCGCATTGCACATGCTTTTTCCGCTTGCTTCATCGCTTTGGTTTTTTTCTTTGCGCGAGGCTTCGGTTTTTTCTTAACAGGCATAGAGTAGCGGATAGGTGCTGAGTCATTGATGATCCTAAAACAAATAGTTGTCAAACTGTTTTAGTTGCCTAAGGTATCACCAATACCAAATGGGACGTAGAAAGAAACCAATCGAACAGCAGATTCGCCAGTCAGTGCTTGAACCTCGGATTGATCCCGACTCCAACATGATGGATGTAGGCGGCTACCTCATCGGAGTGACCAGCACACTCACGGCGTTGCTGTGGGGGTTCTCCCACCACGACGCGCCCCGCGCCCGCGAGTATTATTTCTGGCGTTGCGCTGATCTACTCTGGAACCGAGACGATCTACCGGAACACCTATTCATCCGGCACCCTTGGGCTGAGAAGATTATCTGGGAGTGTATCTCCAACAAATACCTTGCCATCGGTGGCGCAGCCTCATCCGGAAAATCCCACACACTTGCAGGATATGGCATCATCACTTGGCTTGCCCGCCCGCGGGACACGCTTGTCCTGATGACGAGCACCACCCTGCGCGAAGCCCGTAAACGGGTATGGGGTTCGGTCATCTCTCTACTCTCCGTGATTGACGGAGCTCCCATCAACATTCGTGACTCCCTTGGGAGTGCCAACTACGTGGACGAGAACGGCCGAACTTTTGACCGCGCAGGGTTATCTCTGATTGCGGCCGAAAAAAGCCGGACGCGAGAGGCGATTGGTAAGTTCATCGGTCTTAAACAGAAACATGTGTTGTTGATTGGGGACGAGCTCGGCGAGCTAAGCGAAGCAATTCAACAAGCAGCCCTCTCCAACCTTAGCAAGAACCCCCGCTTCGAGTTCAAGGGTGCGAGCAACCCGGCTTCCCGCTGGGATGCGTTCGGGGTCTGGTCCACGCCGAAGGGCGGATGGGACTCGGTGACTCCTGAGGTGGACGATGAATGGGTAACCAAGTGGGGCGGGAAATACATTCGTCTCGACGGCGAGCGCAGCCCCAACGTAATGCTCGGACACAACAAGTATCCGTTCTTGCCTACCGCTGAAAAGATTGAGGAGGACAAGGCACTGCTCGGAGAGACCAGCCGCGCCTACTATCGAATGGTTCGTGCCGTGTTCTTCGACTCCGATGAGAACGAAGGGATCTACGGTGAAGCCGAGTTGGTGAACTCCGGCGCAATGAATAGGCAGGAGTTCTCAGGGCACACTACTCTCATTGCAGGTGTTGACCCTGCGTTCACCAACGGCGGAGACCGCACCATTATGCAAGTGGCGCGGGTGGGTATCTTCACCAACGGTCAGTATGGTGTTCGCTTCGAGGATACCATACAACTCAACGACGATACCGGAAACAAGGCCGTGCCTCGGACATACCAGATTGTTCATCAGATCCGCGACAAATGTCTCAAACTAGGCATCGCCCCAGAGAACGTGGCAATCGACGCCACGGGTGCAGGCAGCCCGTTTTGCGACGTGCTTGCAGGTGAGTGGTCTAACCAGTTCTTACGTGTGCAATTCGGTGGCAAGGCTTCCGATCGGCGAGTCAGCATGAACAGCTCGCTCACAGGCGAGGAGCTTTACATGAACCGCGTTGCCGAGCTTTGGTTTGTGGGTAAGGAGTTGCTCCGGTGTAAACAGATTTGTGGTATCAGCAACGAGCTGGCCAAGGAGATGTGCAATCGCCGTTTCGATATGGTCAAGTCAGGCGGACTCCGGGTAAGGGTTGAAACCAAGACCGAACTCAAGTCTCGCACAGGAACGTCCCCCGACTTGGGTGACGCCGCGTTCATTGCCGTTGACCTCGCGCGTGCCCGTCACGGGTTGGTTGCAGTTGACCCGCCAAAAGATGGCGAAGCGGGTGGTGTCGGCGGAAGGCGATACCGCACGATGCGCGATCTTGATGTGGTATCTCGCACGTCTAGCGCCCACCTTTACAACGTGTAAAAAGTGACTTCTTACGAAAATCCCGTAAGAACTAAACGCGAATTTATTGCGGTTGTTACACGGCGTGGAGAAATGAAAAGTTTCTTGAAAGGCACTAATGTCAATCATTCAGTTCATTCAGTTTGGTGGTCTAATATGAATGAACTGAAAGATTGACATTACCTAGGGGGGAAGAGTTTTATATAGAAGAAGACGTAATTCATAAGACCATGTTTAAGCGGTCGTTTGAATCCGGTATCCGGTGCCGACGACTTGCTTCCGATTCAGGGCTCCGCCCGGAGGGATTCTGCGACACAAAAAATTCTTCGTTGAGTCTACTTTTTATTACTTGCTTTGTTCGGAAACCGGATACAGGATTCAGGAACTCACATGGCTACCCCAACAGGACGTCCCAATGCTCGCCAGAATCTCTACGGGACTGGCGTCCCAACCCGCGAGCAGAAACAGGCGGTGATAGACGCTGAAGATTCTGCCATAAAACAAGCAGCGGCAAGTGCTGCGGGGTTCTCCCCACCTACTGAGTCCGCCCGCGACAACCCCGGCTTGCTTAAACAACGTGTTGCACTCTTCAATCGTATGACATCGGCGGGAGTTGACGAAGCGTCTAAAATGCGCGAGGAAGCCCGTGGGTTAGGCATCAC